AGACCTACTGTGTTTGATGGGCTTCCAAAAGACAGAACTTATATATGGCATACAAGCGCGGAATTGCTAAATGACATATTAGCTAAACATTATAAAACATGGTATCCGGTTCCAGGAGGATCTACAGTCCTTCTAAGATCAATACCACTATTTAGAATGTTAGGATTTAAGCAGTTTCATCTCTTTGGATGTGATTCTTGTTTAGATGAAAAAGAAGTTCACCATGCATATGAGCAACAAGAAAATGATGGACAGCCGATCATACCCGTAAACGTGGGCGGGAAAATATTCAGCTGCAATCCGTGGATGATTTCTCAGGCACAAGAATTTATTGATTTGATTCGAATGCTAGGGGATGAAATAGAATTAAACATCTATGGTGGTTTACTCCATCATATTTTAGAAACAGGCGCTTCATACGCCGACATAAAGGAGATTTAATATGGCTGCATCAGCATGGCAATTATATAATAAAGCAAAACAATACATAGGTAACGGAACGATCACTCTAGGAGCGGGCGTGTTTAAAATGGTGTTGGCAAATAGTGCAAGTAATACTTCAACATTTACTTTAACTGCTTACTCACAAATAACAGGTGAAATTTCTGCTACAGGTGGATACGCAACAGGCGGTAAAGCCTTAGTACCAGCAACAGCGTACTGGACAGTGGGAGCTTCAACGAACCAATACAAGTTCACAATGTCTTCAGTAGGTTTAGCATTTACAGCTTCTGGTGCTTCGTTGACTAATGTTAAATACGCGATCATTCGTAATTCAACTGGCGCAACTGCTGGTAGATTACTATGTTTCTGCCGATTATCATCAAGTCAATTTACTGTTACATCACCAAATACATTGACAGTTTTACCCGCAGCTACTGGCATATTTACTTTAACCTAATATAAAAGTTAGGATAAGGTAAATGTTTGCGGGGGGAAGTTTTTCCGAATCAGCCTTTTCGGCTCTCGGAATCATTGACACGGCTATCACCCCTGCAGTAGGGGCCATAGTAGTAACGGGCGCAGCACCTAGTTTATTAACTAATACAATAATAACACCTAGTGTAGGAACGTTAACACTAACAGGTGTAGCACCAATCGTATTAGAAAACGATATTATTACCCCAGCAGTTGGGGCTTTAGTATTAGTAGGTGAGACTTCCACGGTATCAGTCAGTACAATAATTACCCCAGCAGTTGGAACGGCATTAATAACAGGGCATGCACCATCATCAATACAAGGTACAAGTATATTTCCAGATGTTGGTAGCCTAACAATTACAGGATTAACACCTGACGTAATAGTAAATAGGTTAATATCACCTAGCGTTGGGTCTATAACAATAACAGGTGAAGTACCTAATGTAGGACAAGACAGGATCATTACGCCGACTGTAGGTAGTTTAACTATAGCAAGTGATGCATCATCAGCTATTGTAGGGCAACTAATAGTTACAGCGGTAGGTAGTATATCAATTACAGGTTCTCCGCCCGCACTGATTTTAACTGCAACACCGGCAGCGAATGATTTATTATTTACTGGACACGCACCTCAAGCAGTACAAGGTCAATTCTCTGTTCCTGGAACCGGGGCTATAAATATAGCAGGAGTAGCACCAGGTATAATAAGTGGTAGAGTAATTACGCCTAGTGTTGGTTCTGTATCTATAACTGGGACTGCGCCTAATGTAATAAGCGGTCGAGTAATTACACCATCTGTAGGCACAGCAACTATAGCGGGGGTGGCACCTAATATAAATGTAGGTGTTCAGTCAGTTCCAAACACTGGATCTATTAATGTAACAGGCGTAGCACCAAGAACAGATAGCGCTAGAATACCAGGTGTTGGCTCTATTAACATTGTAGGAATAGCGCCTACCGTAGCAAGCGGTAAAATAATAACACCATCAGGTGGCGCCGTATTAGTAGGATCCGCACCAAGCGTAGTTGTACAAGGTAATGTAGTTGCACCAAGCGTAGGTACGGTAACATTAACAGGCGTTGCACCAAATGTAACACAAAGTAAAATAATTACACCGGCGAGAGGAACACTAACTTTAGTCGGCGGTACAGCTACACTAAGTAATCCAAACTGGGGTATAATAAACACATCACAAACACCAAATTGGGTGTTAATAGCAGCGTAAAGGAATTATTATGGCATTAGTCGTTAAGGATAGAGTACAAGAAACCACTACCACAACAGGTACAGGAACTATAACATTAGCGGGAGCAGTGACAGGATTCCAAAGTTTTTCTGTTATAGGCGATGCTAATACTACATATTACACTATTGCTGCGGGATCAGAATTCGAAGTAGGCATAGGTACATACACAGCTTTAGGCACTACTTTATCTCGTGATACTGTATTAGAGTCTAGCAATGCTGGTGCTTTAGTAAACTTTAGTGCAGGCATAAAAAACGTATTTGTTACTTACCCTGCTGAAAAAAGTTTATATTTAGACGCAAGCAATAATGCTATTGGACTAGGCACCGTAGCTACAACAACAACACTTACCAACGCTGTAGGTCTTCCATTAACAACAGGCGTAACAGGCACATTAGGTGCTACTAACGGTGGTACCGCACAATCAACATATGCTACAGGTAATATTCTTTATGCATCTGCTACAAATACATTAGCTAAGTTAGCTATTGGTACTTCAGGTCAAGTTTTAAAAGTATCAGCAGGGGGAATACCTGAATGGGCAGCGGCAGGTGATACATCTAGTTTAACTATTACTGACTTTACTGCTTCGGCAAGCCAAACTACATTTACAGTAGCATATACAGTAGGTCTACTTGAAGGCGTCTATCGTAATGGTGTTAAACTAGGTTTAGCTGACTACACTGCTTCAAATGGTACTACTGTTGTTTTAGGTACGGGAGCTACTTCAGGTGACTTAATTCAAGTTGTTGCATTTAGTGCTGTTGTTTTAGCAAATACTGTAAGTACTATTAGTTTTGGTTCTACAGGGTTAACACCATCTACTGCTACTAATGGCGATGTATCAGTTGCGGGTACTTTAGCTGTTGCTAACGGCGGAACAGGCGCTGTATCACAAACAGCTTACGGTGTTCTTTGTGGTGGTACAACATCAACAGGCGCTTATCAATCTATCGCTTCTGTAGGTTCAGCGGCTCAAGTACTAACTTCTAACGGTGCAGGCGCATTACCAACATTTCAAACACCTGCGCCGGGTGGAACTACAATTCCCGCAGGCACGGTTATGTTATTTGGACAAACAGCCGCACCTACAGGATTTACTAAACTAACAGATCAAGATAACGCCGCTCTCCGTGTGGTTAGTGGTTCAGCGTCCACAGGTGGTTCTCAAGGCTTTACAACAGCATTTGCATCACAAACACCAACAGGTTCTGTATCTATTACTGCTGTGTCAGGTACTGCGGGTTCAACGACATTGACGACACCACAAATACCAAGTCACACTCATACCTTTCCTGCGCACGCGGGAAATTTTGGACCAGTCTCAGCGGTATCTACAGGAGGTTTAGCTTCTAATATCACATACGCTACAAGTGCAACAGGCGGCGGCGGTTCACATGATCACCCATTCTCATTTACCTCAGGGTCAGGTACTTTCTCAGGTAATGCAATTAATCTAGCTGTGAAGTATGTAGACGTGATTAGAGCAACTAAGGATTAAGAATGCAATTAAAAAACGGAGCGTATTGCCCACTTATTAAAAACCGCAAAATGCAGTAAAATATAATAAGACTAAAAGGATTAAATTATGACACAAGCCAATAACGTAGGTATACTTACCCCCAAGATTAATGCATCAGGTCAACTTGATGTTACTACAGGGTTAACAGGCACATTAGCCGTAAATCAAGGTGGTACAGGCGCCACATCTCAAACAGCATACGCGGTTCTTGCTGGGGGTACAACTTCTACTGGCGCTTATCAATCAGTTGCCTCAGTAGGATCATCAGGCCAAGTGCTTATGTCAAATGGTGCAGGAGCTTTACCTTCATTCCAAACAATATCAACTCAAGCCTTTCCATCAGGCACTAGAATGTCTTTCCAACAAACAGCAGCACCAACAGGTTGGACTAAAGATACAACAGCAGCACTTGATAATAGCGCGATGCGTATAGTAATAGGCACTGTAGGTAGTGGAGGTACTCAAGGCTTTACAACAGCATTTGCATCACAAACACCAGCGGGTTCTGTGTCTATTACAGCGGTATCAGGTACAGCAGGGGCTACAACACTTACTACACCACAAATACCTAGCCATACTCATACCATAAATAATAAGGGCTCTCCAGGCCCAGTTTATACTCTTCCTGGTGAAAGTGGGACTGTAGGATCTCTTACAACAGGCTCCACAGGTGGTGGTGGCTCACATGATCACCCATTCTCATTTACTTCTGGCTCGGGTACATTTACGGGTAGTGCTATTAACTTAGCTGTAAAATATTATGATTTTATTATTGCAACAGCTAACTAATAGGAGATAAAATTGCAATTAAAAAACGGAACGTATTGCCCACTTATTAAAAAAGACTGTATAGGATTGCAATGTGCTTGGTTTACTAGAGTGCAAGGTTATGACACTAATACAGGAAATCAAGTAGATGAATACCAATGTGCAATAGCTTGGATGCCTATGTTACTCATAGAAAATTCAGGACAACAAAGATCAACAGGAGCCGCTGTTGAATCGTTTCGAAACGAAATGGTCAAAGCAAATCAAACAAGCCAACAAATTTTATTGCACACTGCTGGAGTAGCAACTGGATTAATAGACGCAAAAGATGACGATAAACCAATATTATTAAAAAACAAGGAGTAAAAAATGTTACTAACAATTATACCTATAGATGGAAATGTAAAAAAAGATGGGGTTGGTTATTTAGAACTTGACTTATCATCTTGTGCAATTCCTTCTAACGTAAGGGCTTTACAATGGCAAGAAACTTCAGGTTGGCTAGAGTTTTGGGATAAACCAAATGAAGATATTACAGCATTACCTAATTGGGTTGATTGTTGTTTAGCTGTATGGACTGTAGCTAATACCCCTGTTCCACCAAGTCCTCCTACAGCAGAGCAAAATAAACAAACAGCTATTAATTTATTACAACAAACTGATTGGACAACTATACCTGATGTGAGTGATCCAACAAAAAGTAATCCTTATTTATCTAATGTAAATGATTTTGTAACTTACAGAAATGCAGTTAGACAATATGCACTTAATCCAGTAGAAGGAAATATTACTTGGCCTACAACTCCTCAAGAAGTTTGGACAACAGTATAAAAAAGTGAGCTTAAAGCAACAATTACTAGATAATAACTATGTAGTTATTGACAATTTTATAACTGAAGAAAAAGCAAAAGAGTTATATAAGTGGTTTAAAAACGAGGCTAATACAAACCCTCAGGCATTTAGCCATGATCCACAATGTCCAAAGTCTTTGGCTATGTATGACTTTAGGTGGTTTGTAGAACTACTTATAGACAAGATACCCTTTATGTCTGAAGTTTTAGAAGAGCCTATGTTTCCGACATATAGTTATGCAAGAATATACGCTAACGGAGAAGTATTAGAAAAACATAGAGACAGACATGCTTGTGAGGTGAGTGTAACCTTACATTTAGGAAGTGATGGAACCGACTGGCCTATATGGTTTACTAAGCCTAATGGAGAACGAATTTCATATAATTTAAAATCAGGGCAATGCGCAATCTATTTAGGTATGATTTCTGAGCATTGGCGCGATGCATTTCAAGGTCAAGAATATGGTCAAGTATTTTTGCACTATGTGCGCGGACGTGGCGAAAATTGGATGTGCTATTTTGATAAGTTTAAAAAATAACTATGCAACATAACAAACTAGAAGATTATATTTATGTAGTTAAAAACGCATTAAGTTTAAATTTGTGCGATAAAATATTAGAGGAGTTTAAAAATAGTGATGAATGGCAAGACACTGTTGTTGGGTCAGGAGTAATAAAAAAAGATATAAGAAACTGTCAAACTATTGTTATTTCTTTTCCACATGTTATACAAAAAAACAAAGATATTAGACATGGGCTAGATAATGCAATATTTGATGGCGCTAGTAAATGTATAACAGAATATAACACTAAATTTAAGCATTGTAAAATTGAAGAAGATAGTGGATATGAACTACTAAAATATCCTGAAGGGTGTTTTTATATACAGCATGTGGACTCATTTAAAGCTAGACCCCGTTCAGTATCGTGCTCATTTATATTAAATGATGATTTTGAAGGTGGGGAGTTTGCATTTTTTGACAGAGAATTAAAATATAAATTAGAAAAAGGAGATGCAATTATGTTTCCATCTAATTTTATGTACCCTCATGAAATTATGCCTGTTACAAAAGGCACGCGATATTCAATAATTACTTGGTTTGTATAAATGAGTAATAAAAAAATAATACATAATCAGTTTATAGGCATATATGAAAATATTTTAAACCAAGAAGATTGTAAAAGCATTATTAAATTATTTGAAGATGACTTAAAAAATAAAGTTGATAGTAATGGCGATACTCAATTCTTTAAAGATAAAATGGAAAGACATGATTATCAAAAATTTTATCAATCCTCAGACAAATCCAATCAAATAGTTTCTGTAATTAATGATGTGTTGGATAAATGTATTAGTTTGTACGCTGAAGAATTTTGGATAGTAAAGCAATTAAAAGCTACATCATTAGAAATTAAAGTACAAAAAACCCCCCCAAGGGGAGGCTATCATGTTTGGCACTGTGAGCAAGATGGTAAAAAAACTGAAAATAGAGTTCTTGCTTGGACAGTCTATTTAAATGACATACCAAGCGGAGAAGGCGAAACAGAATTTTTATGGCAAGGATTAAGGGTTCAACCAAAAGCGGGCACAGTTTCTATTTTCCCCGCTTCTTTTACTCACACTCACAGAGGTAATCCTGTGTATTCTTGCGATAAATATATAGCAACAGGTTGGTACACATTATACGAATAATTTTTAAAGGAAAGTAAAAATGTCAAACATTATTAAATTAAAATTAACAGTTGATGAAACTAATCAAGTATTGGCAGGGGTAGGTGAATTACCAAGCAAAACAAAGTATAATATAGTAAATATTAAAAGGATTAAATCATGGCAAGCACCTATTCAGCATTAAAAATAGAACTCATAGGAACCGGCGAACAATCGGGAACGTGGGGTACAACAACTAACACTAATTTAGGTGACTCAGCCCTTGGTGAAGCTATTACAGGATCTGCAGACGTTGCTTTTTCTAGTGGTCCTGTGACGCTTACGTTAACCGATACTAACGCTTCTCAAACTGCTCGTAACTTACGTCTTAATCTAACAGGTACTTCTGGTGGCGCACAAAACCTTATTGTACCTAATATTGAAAAACTATATTTAGTTAACAACGGTTGCGCAGATGCCATTACTGTTAAAAACGCTTCTGGTACAGGTATTGCCGTGCCTGCTGGTAAATCTATGTTTGTCTTTAATACGAGTACTAATGTGGTTGACGCAGTTACTCATGCTACTTCACTAACACTAGGTTCAGCTCTTCCCATAGCTTCTGGTGGTACAGGCTCTACCTCAACAACTTTTGTAAATGCAGCAACTAACGTAACAGGTACACTTCCCGTAGCAAACGGCGGAACTGGGGCTGCAACACTGACAGCCAACAATGTTATTTTAGGTAATGGTACAAGTGCTGTAACTTTTGTAGCACCAGGTACAACAGGTAATTTATTAACATCAAACGGTACAACTTGGGCATCTACAGCAGCGCCAACAGCATTTGTAACAGGTATGATTTTAATGTGGTCAGGTACTATTGCGACTATACCTAGTGGCTTTTTACTATGTAATGGTTCTAGTGGCACTCCTGACTTACGCAATAGATTTATTATTGGTGCATTTTCTGATGACTCTGGCGCAGCTAAAACAACAATTACAGGCTCTGCTACACAAACTGGTGGTAGTAAAGATGCTTCTCTTCCAAGCCACACACATACTGCAACAGTTACAGACCCTGGGCATACTCATACTCTTTCTCCTGGACTAAGGGCTTCAAATGGTACTGATGGTAATCCTAATAGATGTTCTGGTGGTTCAGATAATGGAGCGATTTCAATATCAACTGCAACAACAGGCATTACAGTTGCAAACTCAACAGAAGGTGTAAGTGCTACTAATGCTAACCTTGTACCTTACTATGCACTAGCATTTATTATGAAGTCTTAGTATGAAAACTTTAATTGGTATTTTAATTACACTTTGTCTTATCTGGTGCGTACATCACGCTCACGCAGAAACAACCACGATAAACCAAAAAGGGATGCCAGTTCCTAGCGCTATGGCGCCTAGTATGTCTGCGTTTTCACAAGATGTATGTGCAGTACCAGTGAGTGCAGCGGGTAACTTAGGTTTTATTTCTTTAGCAGGTGGTACTGTTTTACTTGATGAGAACTGCGTTAAGATTAAGTTAGCAAAAACTCTCAACGATTTAGGACTTAAAGTGGCTGCCGTATCGGTGCTATGCCAAGATCCTAAAGTATGGGACGCTATGGAGATGAGTGGTTCACCATGTCCTATGGGTGGGTCTGTAGGTCAAGCTGCTAAGAAAGCATGGTTCCAACGTAATCCCGAAAGGTTTAAAAAACTATATGGCGAGGATTATAATATTCCTGCTTTGCCTCCTACTAAGGAATAATGCATATGCTTGGTACTGTAATTTCCAGCCTGATGACCAAGGTAACATCGTTCCTGGATCTATGTCTTGTAGTGGTATCTCAAATGATGACGCTTTGCAGAACCATTATTGCGGTTGGTATAGACCGTATGACCCTTATTGTTCAATATATCAAGTCCCAGTGTGTAGCCCTCAAGTTGAGTATAGAACCTTGTCTTGCCCAATTAATCAATCAGGTGCTATTAATGAAACTAGGTCTTATGAATGTACTTCACAAAGTTGGACAGGTTGGACAACAAGTTCTAATAATTGCACGCCAAATCCGCCAACGTGTATTGAATCTACTGAAACAAGGACGCTAACATGCTCAACTGGATTCGAGGGATTATTACAAGAACAAAGAGTTTCGATTTGCTCGGATCCGTATGGTTCTCCAACTTGGACTGCATGGTCAACAATATTAGATACTTGCAAGATGACGTCGACGAACTTAAACAACCCGGCATCGCCAATCAGTCCGATAAGCCCGACGAATCCGAACAGCGTTCTGAACCAAGTCACAACTGCACCTATCATCCCACCAGAACCTGTAATTGTACAGGACATGACTGCATTGACAACGATAGCACCGGAAACACCAGCTACTTCGGTAGCCACAGTAAAGAGCGAATCAAGCGGGGGGACATCTGCACCAAGCCCCGCAAGTACTACGACGACGTCGGGTACAGATAAAAAAGACGCGCCTAAAGCGCCAGAAGTACCAAAAGGTAAAACAATAGTACCAGGCTTTGGCATCGTGATGTCGATGCAGCTTATAAACTCAGGCTACAACCTGCAGCAAACACAGATGCAAGAAAATATTAAACTAATACAGGAACAAGACTATGAGCGACAACAAAATATATTCATTGAATTTATCAGCGCAAATGATACTGGGGATTATCTTATCCGTGCTAGTGCCAATAGGTGGCGCAGTATATTACGGGATAACCCTCTTCAACGATTTGACCTCGACGATTGAGGAAGTAAAAAAGATGAGCTCTGTTGAGACTCGTATTATAGTGTTAGAAGATAGATCACGTTCTACTGAGCGGCAACTAGTTGATGTGATGATGTCTAATAATCGTGCATTAGAAAAAGCAAACGAAGCTTATGGTCGTGCAATTGAAGCTAATAGTGTTGCTAAAGCTACTCAAGATAAAATTACAGATACAGTCACAAATGTAAAAGACGAAATGAAACAACTACGAAAGGCAATGGTAAACCCATTGAATAATTAATATGCTATCTATACTCTCCTCGATTCTCGGCTTCGCTACTGCGGGGCTACCAAACATTTTAAGCTTCTTCCAACAAAAGGGAGATCAAAAACACGAGCGTGAAATGGCTCAATTACAAAATGCTCAAGCTATGGCTATGGCAGAAAAAGGTTTTATAGCGCAAGAAAAAATAGCAGCTATTGAATTAGAAGGCACGTACGCAGAAACGTACGCTCAAGAACGTACAGCTTTATATGACCACGATAAGAAATTAGTAGAAGGTGGTTCTCAAACAGTTAAGAACTGGAATGCTATGGTAAGACCTGTAGTAGCATTTATCTTTGTAGGTGAGCTAGTGCTTATTAATTTTGTATCATTAGCGTGGGCTATGTATTCTGGCGTTGACTTTATTGTAGCTTCACAAGAGATATTCTCTACAGATGAAATGGCTATCGTAGCATCTATTATTGGTTTCTATTTTGGGTCACGTACTTGGGAAAAGAAATAAGTGAAGGTATCAGAACGTGCTATCAAACTTATTAAACATCATGAAGGTGTGCGTAGTCGTCCCTATCGTTGCCCTGCAAACTTGTGGACTGTTGGTGTTGGCCACCTTATCGGCGATGGCAAATCTTTGCCTGATTCTTGGAACAGAACTTTTTCGCAGGAAGAAATAGATGGAATTCTTAAATCCGACTTACGTCGCTTCGAGCTGGGAGTACATAAGATGTTACCTAACGTGCCTCTTAGACAACATGAATTTGACGCTATTATTAGTTTTTGCTTCAATTTGGGCCTTGGATGCTTTCAAAGATCAACACTCCGTCAAGCGCTTCTTCGCGGGGATAAAAAGGCGGCTATGGAATCGTTAGTGAAATATTGTCGCGCAGGTGGTAAAATACTCAGAGGTCTACAAATCCGTAGATTAGACGAGAAAGCACTCTTTGAAGGTAAATAATGCCATTAAGTAAACTTACATTTAAACCAGGTGTCAACCGAGATCAAACTAACTACGCTTCAGAAGGCGGATGGTTTGAAACTCAGTGGGTACGGTTTCGCTCAGGTTTCCCAGAAAAAATGGGTGGGTGGGAACCTAAAAATTTTACTCCATTTAATGGCGTAGCTAGAAGTCTTTTTTCTTGGAGCACAACAGACAGCAGTGTCTTACTAGGTATTGGCACAGACACTAAAATGTATGTATCTGCAGGTACTGCTATATATGATATTACCCCTATACGAGCTACTTTTACTTCCCCCGCTACTAATAACTGCATAAGTACGACTCTTGGATCTAATGTCATTACAGTAACTATTTCGGGATATGGAGGCATTACAGGAGATTTTGTAACATTTAGTGGTGTTGTAGGCCCTATCGCTAGTATTCCTGCATCTGAATTTAATACTGAACATCAAATAACTTCTGTAGACTTAAACACTTTTACATTTACTGTAACAACCACAGCTACAAGCACTACATCAACTCAAGGGGGTACCGCTATCACAGCGGCGTTCCAAATTAATATAGGTTTTACAGCGTCTACTGCCGGATATGGTTGGGGCACAAGCACATGGAGTAGACTTACTTGGGGTTCCGGATCTACTGTCCCTGTGTTTTTCCCTGCGCGATTAATATCCCAAGATAAATTTAACAACGATTTAATTTTTAATATACGAGATAGCGATATTTATTATTGGGAATACATAAACTCATTTAATACTCGTGCAGTATTATTGTCTTCAATACCGGGTGCAGTAGCTGTGCCACGGCAAGTAGGTAAAATATTATTTGCACCTAGTGGACATTTATTAGCTTTTGCATGTACTAACTACGATGCTTCTGAATCAGGACCTGATTATTTAGGAGATTACGATCCGCTTCTTATTCGTTGGGCAAACGTTGATCCTGATATTGGTCCTGAGCCTGAAAATTGGCAACCCACTTTAACTAATACTGCTGGGTTCTTACGTCTTTCTGTTGGGTCTAGAATAGTGACTGCAATAAGAAGTAAACAAGAAATACTGGTGTGGACAGACGTATCATTATCCTCATTACAATTCTTAGGTACATCAGAAGTATTTGGTATACAAGAAGTTTCTTCCGCCACTACTATTTTTGGTGTTAACACTGTAATTGGT